CGCTGCCGAGATAGCCGAGCTTGCGGCCGATGGCCGGCGAGCGGGCCGGGTCGAAGTCAGTCCACACCTTCGGCCGCGCCCCTGTTTTGAGCAGCCACATACTGCCGTTGTAAGGCGTCTTAGGATGCGTATCGCCCCAGGCCACGAAATCTTCAGGCCGGTCGACCAGTGGCGTCATGTCGCCCGTGATGATGCAATCGAGATCGAGGCAAAGGATGCGCTCGCCCATCCACTCGGCAGCGTCGGGCGCAAACAGCTTCAGGCGGCGATAGCATGACGGCTGGTTGGCGCCGTGCGGGCTCGGGACGCTGGCGAAGTCATCCCAGAGCGGCAGCACGCGGATGTGGCCGGCGATGCCCTCGGGGTCGTCCGTGATGCAGGTGAAGCGGTGCGGCAACGGTAGGTGGCGGGCGACCATCGCGGCGAGTGTGTTGACGTGCTCGGCGCTGAAGGTGGAGCGGTACCCCCTCGGCGATCGCCACTTGAAGGTGACGACGTCGAGCATCACGCCCGCCCGGTAAAATAGCGCCCATTGCGCGGCGGTTTTGTGCGGAGCGAGGAATTGCCCGCGCCGAGCGCATGGTCGACCAGCGCCGGCACCCGGAACAGCCGCCGCAAGCCCATGTCCTGNAGGCACTTNNNNGNCACGTTGTCGCGATTGCGGTTCTTCGCCCAGTTGTCGCGGTAGTCCTGGAACTGCGGATCGGCTAGCAGCGCCCGCGCGCTTTGAAGCGGGAATAGGTACGCCTGCGAGCCACATGACTTCCAGCCTAGGCGGCATTCGTGCCAGCCCGCGGCGAGGCGGCGGCGATTGCGCTCCAGTCCCCGCGCCACGCTGCTGTGCATATAGAGCGAGAGATAGCCGACGCTCTCGGGGTCGATCCGCGCCAGGTCCTCGCGCAACGCCTTCGCCGATCCGGCTGCCCATGTCGTGTCGTCCTCGAGCAGCAGCAGCCACGGCGAGCCGGTCTCGGCCAGGGCAGCGAGCGCATGGCAGAAGTTCTTGAGCCCNCCGAGCGGCGGCTGGTTCACGCGCATTTCGAGACTGTCATCTTCGATCGTGCCGAGATCGCCATCCGCGAACAGCAGCACGCGCTGCCGAAACCCTGCCGCCCTGAGCGAGGCAATAGACGCGGCCACCGTCGCACGCGGGCGCGGCGCCGTGGTCATGCCGATGGCGATCGTCACCGATCCGCCCACACGTTGTTGGCATACGGTCGCCAGCCAGGCACGAGCGCGTCGATTGCCCGGCGAACGCTCGGCCAGTTGGCATCATGGCCCATGAGCCAGCCGCCGGGCCGCAGCTTCGGGCGCCAAGCCTCGATGTCAGCCGTCACCGCGGCCGTCTCGTGGCAGGCGTCGATGAACACGAAATCGAGCGAGCTGTTGGGCACCAGCGCCGCAGCCTCCACCGTGCCCATTTTCATAATCTCGGCGCGCGATCCGAAGCGCTCGGCGCCACTCCTCACCGCTGCCTCGTACTCGGCCATCGGCGTGGCGCTGTAGTCCTTCTGGCCCGTCTCGTGGCTCTTGGACACGGGCGCTGGCGTCGGCTCCCAGCGATCCACGCCGATCAGATGCAGGCGCGGGCACCGCTCGAGCAAATGCAGAAAAGTCTCGCCCTTGAACACGCCCAGCTCGGCACCGCGGCGCCAGTCGTGACGCTTGACCAGATCCTCGATCACCTGCCATCGCTTCATTTCGCCAGCGCCGCCGCCAGTTCGCGCGCGCGCAACGGCTTGACCTCGACGAAGTCGCCATGCCGGCGCAGTCGCTTGAGCCACCAGCGCGGCTCTTGGACCGTGAGATGATCCGGCCGCCCGTCCGCGAGCTGCCGCTTGCCCGGCCGGCACGCCACCGCGATCAGCGCCTTNCGCTCGGCCAGCCGCACGATGTCCGCGATCACGGCGTCGATATGCTCGGGCTCGACATGCTCGAGAACGTCGGTGCAGACGACCAGATCGGCCGGCGCGGGTGGCGCGTCCTTGCCCTCGACGGCAGGATCGTACTCGCGCACATCCCACCCCTCGAGCGCCCTGCCGAGCGAGCCCTTGCCGCAGCCGTAATCGAGGATCGACCACCCCGGCCCGGCCATTGCCGCAATGCGCGGCGCCCAGAGCTTGCCTTTGCTGCCGTAGCCCGGCTTCTCGGCGTGCAGGAGCCTGTTGAGGCGCGCGTACTCGGTCGAGATGGTCATAGGTAGGCCACCAGGCCGTTCGCGGTTTCGACCACCACCAAGCGCCCCGGCTCGACCCACGCGAAATAGGGCTTGATCGCGCAGCCCGATTTCTCGACCAGGCGCCACGTCTGGCGATAGTAGTCGGCCATGAACACGCGATCTCGGTACATGGCCAGCCTGGGCCAGGGGCGATCGCCAAAGCGCCCGACGTAACGCCGACAGAGTTCGTCCAGGCTCGGCGCCACAAAGATCGGCAACACGGAATCGCCGGGCTCGACCTTCAACTTTACCTCTGGTCGCGCCTGGGAGTAGCACCTGTCCATCTGCCGCGATGGCGTGATGTCCACCTCGGCGATAGAGGCGAACTCGCCGTCGAGCGGGCGCTGGCCCGCTTTCCACGCCAACGAGAAATGCGTCTTGCCCGATGCTGTCGGGCCGATCAGGCGGACATGTGGCTTCATGCCGGCCAATCCCGCACATAAGGCATCGAAAGCGCGAGGATCTGCCCCTCGCGTCCTAGCTCGGCCTTCCGCCGCGCGGCTTCCTTCTTCTCATTGTGCGCCCGGCCTTCCTTCCGCGCCACGTCTCGCGTGCTCGCATCCGCCACCACCTCGCGCGGGTATCGTATGAGCGGGCAATCCGCCAGATGTCGCTTCTGCGCCTCAGCGTAGAGGCGCGACTTGAATAGGCCATCGGTGCCGTAGAGGCCGCAGTAGTCCTCGTCATACCCTCCCACGCGCCAATAGAGATCACGGGTCATCGCGAAGCTGTTGGGATGCGGCTTTGGGGTGCCGCGCACTGGGTGGAGCGTCGGCTTCAGGTCAGGCGCATCGAGGCGCCCGAAAGTGTAGACGCGCGCCTTGTTCTTCTGTGCCAGCAGCCGAACGAATGTCGCCTCGGGCAAGAGGTGGTCCATGTCGGTCAGGACCAGCCACTCGTGGCCCGCCTCGTGCGCGCCGATGTTCCGAGCCGCGTGCTGGTGCCACGGGCGGTCCTCGGTGACGCGGAAGATGCGGAGTGGGGGCAGGCCAGCGGGACGCTCGACCTCGGCAGCGCGCTCGCCTTCAGGGCTGCCGTCGTCGACGAGAACGACTTCCAGCCGGGCCTTGTTCTCGGGCGCCCATGCGGCCCAGGCTTGGTAGTGAACCGCCAGCATGCCGGGGTTCTTATAGTAGGGCATGACGAGAGAGGCGGACTTCATGCCCGCCTGAGCATCGCTGTCGACACACCCGATGACCGCCGCCCGATCAGGCTGGCGAGAATGTCGTCGATCACCGTCACGATCGGCCGTTGGCCCTCGACGCCTACGCCATCGCGATAGGTGACGCTGACCGGCCCGACCGCCTCGCTCTTGACGCCATCCGCCGGAACGAAATCAGGCGACAGACTGCCGGGCGTGACCGCCTCGCGCAATGCCGCCTCGTATGTGGCCATCAGCACCTCGGGCGGCACCGTCGCGTCGTCGATCTCGTTGCCCTCGGCATCGCTGGCGTTCTCGCGCGGCCATGCCCTCGCCTGATCGCGGCCACCCACGCGACGACCGGGCCACCTGCTCGCATAGGCGCCGTCGAGCCATTGCGAGGCGCGGATGAGCGGTGCGGTTTTTTGATCGGGGCTGTCGGTGAGTGCGGCCCAGGCGGCATTGCCGCGCGCCTCGTGGTAGGCGTCGGCTTCGGCTATCGTGCCGTAGTGATCAGGCATTTGCGATGGCTACCCTTTGGCCCGGCTTGGCGCCATACGCTTGCACTTCTCCAGGGCCTACATAACGCCGCTTGACGCCCGTGAGGGCCGTCGGCGCGGGGCTAGCATCGCTCTGATAAAAGCGCAGAAAAATGCCGTCGGTCGTTACGTTTTCGATCGTCCATATAAGGCGGTTGCGCACGTTGGCAGGCACCACGAGGTCGCTCACCTGATTTGACCCGCTGGGCGTGATCTCATCGCCAAGCAGTGGCTCGCCGTCTGAAACTTGGAGCGCGCCTCCAGTACCGGCCGCCGTCGCAAAATTAAGATTGATCAGAACCGGCATCGTCGCTGCCCTCCGCTAGGTGGCGCTCGATCGCCTCGACCGCCTGATCTCGATTGATGGCCGTTTCGCCCAGGCTCTTGACCACCGTCCTAAGCGTCAAGTCGCCAACAACCTTCGGCCTCGACCACGGCAGGTCTCGCCAATCTGGCGGAATGGCGATGACGGTCTTTGTCGGCTGCGCGGCGGATGCGACAACCTCAACAGTCGCCTCGGCGCCGATAACCCGCACACCAACGGCCTCATAGGCAGCGCGAACCTTCGGCCAGTCGCCGACGATCTCGACCTCTGTGATGCCGGGCATCGCCACGCCATCGAAGTACCGTGGATTGGCATAGCGCTTGCCGGGATCGAAGCCCGAGCGCTGAGCCGAATATGTCAGGCGCATGGCACCCCTAAAGCGCTTGGGGCGGACCGAAGCCCGCCCCGGTGGCTACTTACGCCGACGCAGGCGACGGGTTGACCTCGATCATGAAGCCGGCCGTTGCCTTGTCGCTCACAGCATACTTGCGCCAGTTGGCGCCCGTACCGAGCTGGGTCTTGTTCGGGTTGGCAGGGGCTGGCGTCGGGGAGCCCTCGGTGTTCCAGGAGTAGCCCATCAACTCGACGTTGAACACGCCTTCCGCCTGGAAGCCGATGGCAAGGTTTTCGAGGCCGTCGATGTCATAGGCTCGCGTGCCCGGCGCCTGACTTTCGACGATTTCGATGGCGCCCGGCTGAAGGCCGAAAACCACCTCTTCGGGGCACTTGTCGGTGACGAGCGCCGGCTTGCCGAACGTGCCCGGCGTCCCGCCGTAGACCACGATACCGGCTTCCTCGAAAAGCTTCTCGCCGACCGCGTTGTCGACCAAGTTGAAGTACTGCCCCGAGTGCATGGCCCAGGAGGCAATGCGGGTCGAGCGGTCGCCCATCAGGCGAAGCCCCTTGGTCAGAAGCGTGTGGCCGTCGAGAGCCCAGTTGCCCTCCGTGACCATCGGCGTATTGGCGCCGATCGCGGCCTCGAGCGAGGCGAACGCGCAGTCGACCCAGTAGTCGAGGGTCGTGTCCGCCATGCGTTGGCCGACGAGCTGCCAGAACTCCTCGACACCCCGGCCGCGCCGCTTGAACGCCTCTTCGGTCGTCCGCACCGGGCCGAACTTCCAAGGGGTCTTCACGCCGACCATCTCGTCTGCCGAGAGCTTGGTCGCCGTGGCGGCCGAGACGCTGTTGACGTTCCGGTGAGCGACCGTCGCTTCGAGCAGATAGAACGCATCGCGGCTGAAGTCGCCCTCGATCGCTTCGGTGCGCATCACCATCGTACCGGCGGAAGCGCCGTTGAAGACGTCGAGCACATCCTGGAGCCGTTCGAGGTAGGCGGTCTGGGCCAGCCTCGCGTAGATGATCAGATCGCTATTGACAGTGGTCGTGGTTGGCATCGGGTTCAGTCCTTACCGAGGGAGCCGGAGATAGGCATCCTGACCGTGTTCGCTCAGGTATTCTGCCTTTTGCTTTGCGGACATCTGTCCGCGCTTCAGCGTGGCGGCTCCCCCGCCCGTGCCGTTCGTTTGCGCCATCCCGGCGCCGCTCTTGCCGCTGGCCTCGAAGGCCCTGGCAAATTCATCGCTCGCCCGCATTTCAGCGATCAAGTCGGCAATCGATCCGGGATCGCCCTTGCCGTTGAAAAGCGGCGTCTTGCCGTCGTCCTGCAAGACCTCGACGCGGTAGTCGCCATCACGCTCGACGATCCGCGTGCGAGTTCTCACGTGCGGCAATAGCAGCCTAACACTTCCTCGCGCTTCTGACAACGCCGTGACTGCGGCTTGGTCGATCAGCAGCGTTTCGACCTTGCGGCGAAGCTGCGTGATCGTCTCGTCTCGCGACTTCACCTCATCGCCGTGCTTGCCGACAAGCTGCTTCGTCACCGCCTCGATCTTGGCGGCGGCGATCTTGTCGGCCTCCTTGTTCGGATCGATCTTCTCCAGCTCGGCCAGCTTTTCCATTGCCTCGCGGGCCGCGCCGGGATCGAGATCGCCGTACTTCTCAGCGGCTCGTTTCCACTTCTCGGCCTCGCCACGCTCCTTGCCGAGCGCCGACTTCAGCCCACTCACGTCCTCCAGCGAGAACCCGCCGACCGGCTCGACCTTGAGCCGGAATCCCTTGCCTTCCTCTAGCGGCTCATAAAGCTCTTGCAATGGCTCGGGCAAGCCCTCGGTCGTCTCGACGATGGCCTTGATTGTCATGCCTCTTCATCCATCCCGGATTGTGGCTCTGCCGGCTCCCCCGGCGGGGTCGCGGGGAGGAATGCCGCCGGCAAGTCCTCGCCCTCGTCTTCAGTCTCATCGATCAGCTTCAAGTCCTCTTGCTCGTCATACTCCGGGCCGAGGATATTGCGCCGCTGGGCTTCCTTGATCGACGCTTCGCGCGAAATTAATCCTTTGTCGTACATGTCGATCACGACGCGCATGTTGTCGGCGCTATTCACGCCTGCGTCGAAGTCCGTAAAGACGGAGACATTCGGCGCGTTGTCGGGCGCATCGTCCAACCACTTGGCTGTGAGCACAAACGCCTGCTCCAGCGCATCCTTGAGCCCGAGCGCCCATGTCTGCACAGCCGAATGCGCCTTGGCCTGGGCTAGCGCTTGAGCAGTGGCCGTGACGTTGCCGCTCTTGGGCAACAGCGGCTGCATTCCGGCATTACGCATCTCGGCGCGGTGCAACTCCAGGTCGTCGCGCAGCATCGTGCCAGCCGAGCCAGATGGCTCCATGAAGCCCGCCGTCGGCGTGGCCACGCCATCTCGGCCGGGCGGCAATGTCATCGCGCGACGCGGGCCGATCGGCCACCCCTTGTCCGGCACGCTATCAGGATCGACGCCGGCCACCACCAGCATCGGGAACGCCGTCATGTCCTGGATGTTGCGGCGATTGCTACCCATCTGCCATTCGGTGATCTGCATATAGGCCAGATCGCGCATCGGCGGGCGAAGTAGCCAAGAGCCGTCGACGCGCTCGCCGGTCAGCATGGGAACAGCCGGAATTTCGTCGATGGTCATCACGCCGCTGTCGATGACAGCCCAGCCTGCCGCGTCTTTCGTGCTCTCCCAAAGTTCCCACTCGGGCGGACCGTAGATACCCAACGAGCGCCCCTCGGCATCGACCTGCTCGGGCCGCTCGATCACCCGCACACGCTTGACGTTGACCTCTTCGCGGTCGACGAACTCGGTAACGCTCTCGTCGATACGCACATGCGTCAGGATCGTGCCGCCTGGAACTGCGGCCTCGTAAACGGCCAGCATCCGCTCGGCGCTGATGCGATGCCATACCGGACGGGCGCCGCTCTGCCGTTCGTCGGCGAGCGTTGCCCCAGGCAGGGCGCGCGGCCAGTCGACGAAAATCCAGTCCACGCCGTAGTCGATGGCATTCCTGAAAACGTCGCGGGCGAACACGTAGAGATGATTACCGCGCCCGTCGATGTTCTCTGCCAAATCTTCATAGATCGGCGGCGGGTCGATCAGCGAAAGCTCTTTCTCGAACGGCTTCGAGACGACATTGCGCACCGCCTCATCGTAGAGCGGGGTCCAAGGGGCCACGCTGAGTCGCCGCTTGTATTCGTCATCGCTCTCGCTCTCGAATTTCGGCAGATGCCTGGTCCCGGCCTTGCGCATCGCCTCGATGCCGCCGAGGATGGTCGTCACCATCGACCAAAACGGCTTCATCGCCTGATANTCNCTGGACTGCGCAACCGGATCGAACCTCTCGGCCATCAGTAGGCGCCCAGGTGGATTTGCGCGGGCGCCCGTCTCAACCCCTCGACCGCATACCGCAAAGCATCAATCACGTGGTTTTTCCGGTCTTCTAGGATGGGCAAAACGTCGCCCGTCTTGGCGTCCACCTTGTACGCATAATGCGTCAGCTCGTCTATAGTATGGCGACAACGCGGGTGAACCACAATATCGAAGCTCTGCAGGAACGTCACGCCTTCCTCGACACTGCCCGGCCCCTTGCGCGCCGCGACGATCTTCGGATAGCCGTTGCGCTTCATGTAAGAGATCGTCTCGGGGCGCGCGGCATCGGCTCTGATCGTCCAGCCTCGCGCGCCATCAACCTTGTCGAATAGCGCGGGCGTGTCGTCAATCTCGCATCCGACTTTGTAGACCTCTTGGTCGACGTAGAGCTTGCGACCGTCAATCCTGCAGCGGATCAGCACCGTGGGATCGACGCTGAACCCCCAGTCGGCGCCGTGCCAATACTCGGCCTTGGCC